GTAAAGCGTAGAGTGGGTTCGACTCCCACACTCTCCGCCATTATTTTGTTTCTCTTAGTACAAGGATGTCATCCTGTACAAGCAAGCGAAATGTTTCTAAAACAGTATACAACAGTTGAACACAACGGTTATTACTGTAATAAACAAAAAAAATGGTATGCAGTATATTTGCCAATGGCTAATAAAATTGAATTATGTGTAGAAAACATAAAAAACAATTTTCCTTTAAGCAAAGTTAATTACCGCATAAAATTAGCCTTAGGCCACGAAGCAGTACATTTAGCACAAGACTGTAAGGCAGGCATAAACAATACTAAAATGCATGTGTTAAACAACAACATAGGTAAAATATCTAATAAGGTACTTGCACGTTACAAATCAGATGATCATGAGATTGAACACGAAGCGTGGAAGTATCAAGACACTAACAATCCATACGAGTTTGTAGAAAAATATTGTAAACGTAACTAGAAAGGTAACACATGGGAAGAGTATTTCCGGAAAGAGCGATGATTGCGTCCGGCATCAATAGAACTAATTTAGTAGGAGTATGCACCTATCTAGTCAGATCAAAACAAGCAAGCAGTGCATCAGATGCACTACGAAGACTAGAAGCAGGTGAATTTGATAAACATGATCTAGAAGAACAGATGATTAGATCTTATCAGGTTGAACTGCCTCTTACATACGAAGACGTAAACGAAGATGATGGATACCATGACTAAGTATTAGTATGGATATAGTAAAAATAAAAAGACGTGTGCCAAATATAATGGTAGTAACTTGGGTAATTAACAACATCTGTGATAGGAGTTGTGCATATTGTCCAAGTTCTCTTCACAACGGTAGCAATCATAACTATGACTGGAACCTTGCTAGAGAGTTTTGGAAAATTTTAATTGCTAAGTACAATGGTTTACATGTAAGTATTGCAGGTGGTGAGCCTAGTCTAAGTCCTCACCTAGTTGAAGCAATTGATATGATATATGACAGTGGTAACACAGTTGGTATTACTACAAATCTAACAAGAACTGAAAGATACTTTAAGAAGATATCACCTAAACTAAGTTATTGTTCAGCAAGTTATCATCCCAGTTCACCTGATGAAAAGTTTCTTGACAAAATACAAACTGTCAGCGAATTAACATCAACAACGGCTAGAGTAATGATGGATGCAAACCATTGGGATCACAGTGTTGATATTTTTGAAAAACTTAAAAGTGTTTCTAAACTTAGAGTAGATCCTGTTAGAATTTTAGACTGGGAAGGTGGACATAACCCTCATCTATATTCACCGGAACAAGAAAAATGGTTAAACGAAGTTAAAGAACACGAACCCAAAGACGGACATAAAAGAATACGGACTTCAAAACACCAAGTTGATTATTACGATAGCAACAATCAACAAGTTAAAATTAATGCTAACCAACTAGTGTTGAGAGGTGAAACAAATTATAGCGGTTGGAGATGCAGTCTAGGATTAGAAAGTTTATTCATTAGGGAAACCGGAAGTATTAGAAAAGCCAATTGTGCCCAAGGTCCTATAATTGGACACTTAAATACTCCGCACGAAATTCAATGGCCTATAGAACCTGAAATTTGTAATCAATCTATTTGTCATTGTGTAACAGACATTATGATGACTAAAGAAAAAATAAAATAAGCGGGTGTTGTGTAATGGTAAGACCTTAGCCTTCCAAGCTAATGATAGGAGTTCGATTCTCCTCACCCGCTCCAAAGCTGGCATAGCTCAGTTGGTAGAGCAACTGATTTGTAATCAGTAGGTCCGCGGTTCGAGTCCGTGTGCCAGCACCATTTATAGTGTGGCGACTTAATACGCCCGCGGAAGCCAACGGTTAGCTTCCAACCAAAATACTTGACAAGATAACATAAAGGTGTTATATTAATTAAATGTATAGAGTAACAGCATACTTCAAAACACACAAGGTGTCACAAATGTTTAAGGACGTTTATGATGCTATTGATTATCGTGATGTAGCAGATGCTCATTACCCTAAGAAAGTAACATTTGAAAAAGGAGTCTTCTCAATGAGAGAATGGGTTTATGATTGTTGGAACAGTGTAATGGATGACAAAAGAAATCCTCTAAGTGCTATTCCAGACTTTAGCACACGACATATGATCATGCAGGTACTAGCATGGATGTGGTGTACAGTATTTGGTATTATTGTAGGTAGTATGTATATGGGAGTGTTTAGTATGGTACTACATACTTTACTATTGGCAGCTATTGCTGTTACAGTTGCAACATTTGAAACAGCAAAAAGGAAACCAGGTGCATTTAACTTTATGAATGGTTATCGTTCGCATGGTAGAGCTAGAACATATACCATCTGGCGAGATGAAAAAGGCAACGCAAGGAAAGTTCCTTTAGATCCAAACGATCCAGGTGGCGAACATGAGTAATCCAAACGAACCATATCACAACAAAGGTGTAGGATGGGCATTCCTTATTATTGCGTTCATGATGTTAGGTGTACCTTTAATTATTGGAACAACAATGGGTTGGTTCAATCTATTTGGTATACTAGGACTTTGATATGAATAAGATAGATAAACAAGTTGTACTGGTGTTAGGAATATTAGTATTTACAATTTTTATTATATATGATAATTGTTCTCAGTGTCAATTCTACTAGATAAATATCTATATGTTCAATGCGGTGAAAGAAATCATATGGCATTTAACCTGCACTCAATGTAAGGGCTGGTTTACATTCGCTACTATGGAAGGCAAGTATTGCATTGAACGAACAACTTTTCATTGTCCACACTGCGGGAAAAAAGGGCGTCCAGAGATAAATAACTCGACGGACTAAATAGCTCGAATTTTTTTTGAGCAAATTTTTTTTTAGGTCGAAACTCGAAAAGGAAAAAAGATGACGCAGTTGATAAACCCAATTAAATTTACAAAAACAGTTGGCCTTTTAAGGTCATTTTTTTTGGACAAAGGATTCTTAGAAGTCCACACACAAAACAGACTAAGCATACTTGCCGCATGTGAAGATCCATTCAATGTAGCAACATACAACTACGCAGGCCAGGTTTGGCCATTGCCGCAAACAGGCCAGATGTGGCTAGAACACGAATTATTAAGTAGCCCCTCTAGTAAGGGGTTTTTTTGTGTCTCCACTTCCTACAGACAAGAGCCTAATGCAATTCCAGGTAGACACGATATAATATTTCCAATGTTTGAATTTGAAATGCCAGGTAGTGTAGATGATCTAAAAGCAATGGAGTATGAACTATGTGAATACCTAGGCTTTGGTGCTCTTACAGAAAAAACATATGCTGAATGGCAACAACACTTTGGACTAAGTGCTGATACAGAAATGGAAGCAGAACACGAACTTGCAATGGAAAAAGACTTTGGTCAAACTATCATTACTAACTTTCCTGAAATGACTAGTCCTTTCTGGAACATGGCTAGAAACGATGATGGCAACACAGCAAAGAAGATGGACGTTATACTAGGTGGTATGGAAACTATTGGATCAGCAGAACGCTCATGTGATGTTGATATGATGCGTGATACATTCCATAGTATTACAGATGGTGCATACTCAAAACTACTGTTCGAACTATTCGGTAAGGAAAGAGTTGAAGCGGAACTAGAAAAGTTTTTAGAGTTTGACTTCTTTCAAAGAGTAGGCGGAGGCATAGGTGTTACACGTATGATTCCAGCACTGGAAAAGATCAGCAAGATATAAGATTATTCTAGGGTGGTGAAATTGGTAGACACGTATGACTGTTAATCATATGATAGATATACTGCAATTTATTTATCGTGGAGGTTCGAGTCCTTCCCCTAGAGCCAGCTATAACGTAATAGGTATAGACTATTAGACATAGCTCTCTTTGTGTGTTATTATGTATTAAATAACATGCAAGGAGAAACTATGCCGCCACGTAATCATAAGAAATGGTTAGCACAACCAAACGTAGAATCAATCAGTAGCACAGCCTACAACAGCCCAGAAATATTTGCACAAGAACAAGAACGTATCTTTAGTAAAGTATGGGTACCTATGTGCCATATCAGCGAAATGTATAACGCACTAGACTACCGAACAACACAAATAGCAGGAGTTAATGTTATTGCATACAACACAGGCAATGGCGTTAGAGCATATCGTAACTATGGCATACACAGTCCTAGTGGTACATTAGAAGCACCTATTGTAACTGTTGAACCACAACTACATTGTGAAGTAAAGCACGGAGGTATGGTGTGGGTAACACTAGATCCTAATCCAACACAGAGTGTTGAGGAATGGACAGCAGGAGCATTTGATTGTATTGCTGATGCTATTGACACAGAAGAAATGGAAGTGTTCCACTATCACAAAGCAATTATAAATACCAACTACAAGTTATGGCATGATACCAATAGTGAATTCTATCACGACTTCATGCACTACTTTAATCGTGTGTCAGGATTCAATGATGAATACTTTGCTAGAAAAAATGTTCCTTTTGATAATGGTCATGTTAACGTGTCTAGCTTTACTGTTAACTATACTGAGTATGACGGCTTTGAGGATAGAGGGGAGTTATCTTTTCCCAATCTGCCGCCCAACCAGTGGTACATGGTCGACCTATTCCCAGGCTTCAACTTTAACCTTAGGGGGAGTGCCTATCGTAGTGACTCAGTAACACCATTAGGACCTAACAAAGTATTAATAGAGTTTAGAGGATATGGACTACGCAAAGACACACCAGAAGAAAGACGCACACGCATCAATCATCACAACAGCATATGGGGACCTTTCGGACGTAACCTACACGAAGACTTAATTGGAGTTGCTGGACAAGGAACTACAATGCGTGAAGGTACTGAGAACAGACGCATACTACATGGTAGACATGAGAATGGCACTATACACGATGAAATAGGTATGCGCCATTACTACACTGAATGGGGTAAGTATCTAGATTTAGATCCATATTTGGCAAATTAGGTATTGACAAAGATAAATAAAGATAGTATAGTATAAACATACTAAAGAAACAAGGAATAGATACGTGTTAAGAACATCACAACAATCGTCATCACAGAATTGGTGCTCACCGTCAAGGAGGGGTATGTCTTAACGCGACTTTTTAAAAAGTTATTTTAGACAAGCCCCTAGCAATAATACTGTTAGGGGCTTTTTTTATGACTACACTACACCTTACTGCATAGCAGAAGAAGGCTTTGAAACCCGTGTATGTAGTGTAGTTTTAAAAAAGGTTATGTCGGTGAAGTGTTATGGTAGCACGGCGGTCTCCAAAACCGCAAGCGGGGGTTCGACTCCCTCCACCGATGCCAAATCCGGGTGTAGGTCAGTCTGGTAGACCGCTACGTTTGGGACGTAGATGTCGGAGGTTCGAATCCTTCCACCCGGACCATATAGGAGGGCTGGCAGAGTCTGGCTTAATGCACCTGATTTGAAATCAGACGATGGGAAACCATCCGGGGGTTCGAATCCCTCGCCCTCCGCCATTATCACTAAGTGGCAGAGTGGCTATGCAACGGACTGCAACTCCGTGTAGGCCGGTTCGATTCCGGCCTTAGTGTCCAATTTCGGTTGACAAACGTGTTTAATGGTGCTATTATATACACATAATTAATATTAGAGGCACACATGAGAACACAACCACAAGAGATTATTGCAAAACTAGAAGCAGACAACAGTCGCCTAGCAAAAGAACAAGTTATCTTAGAAGCAATGGAAGAAGGACTTGACGAGTTCTTTGAAGGAGTGCGAATGGCACTTGATCCGCTTGTAACATTTGGTGTTAAGAAAGTAGACGAACTAGATGTTGAATGGTCAGGTCAAGGCTGTGAATGGTCAGTATTCAAAGAGCTTGCAGATAAATTAATTGCAAGAGAACTTACTGGACATGCTGCACGAGATGCAATTAATCTAGTTAAAAGTACATGTACTGTCGAACAATGGAACATGTTCTATCGTAGAATCCTTATTAAAGATCTACGTTGTGGTTGTAGTGAAAAGACTGTAAACAAGATTGCTAAGAAATTTCCACAGTATGCTATCCCTACATTTACTTGTGCATTAGCACACGACTCAGCTAACCATGAAAAGAAAATGGTAGGCAAGAAACAAATTGAAGTTAAATTGGACGGTGTAAGAGTATTAGCTATATGTCGTTCAGGCAAGGTAGAATTGTTTAGTCGTAATGGTAAACAGTTTCATAACTTCCCACACATCATCGAAGAGATTGAATCAGTACTAGAACGTAAGCCTAGTCCATATGATTGTGTACTAGACGGTGAAGTAATGAGCAAAGACTTTCAAGACCTTATGAAGCAAGTACATAGAAAAGACGGCAAGGCCGCAACTGACTCAGTACTACACTTGTTTGACTTTATTCCGTTGAAAGACTTTTTAGAAGGTGGTTGGGATAAGCCACAAACATATCGTAGTAACCTAGTTAAGTATTGGGTACTGGAGAATGAAGACCTATTAGAGCACGTTACAGCGTGTGAATGGGAGGAGGTAGACCTTAGTACTGATGAAGGTAATAGACGCTTTGTAGAGCTTAATAATACGGCTGTAGACGGTGGTTACGAAGGTGTTATGATCAAAGATGTTGATGCACCCTATGAATGTAAGCGTACACATGCCTGGCTTAAAGCAAAACCTTTCATTGAAATTACACTAAAAGTCGTAGACGTTGAGGAAGGCACTGGACGTAATGCGGGAAGACTAGGTGCCGTAATAGTAGAAGGAGAAGACGATGGATACAATTATCGCCTTAACTGTGGGAGTGGTTTCACTGACGCTCAACGTGATGAGTACTGGACTGAACGTGCTAGTCTCATTGGTCAGCTAATTGAAATTAGAGCTGACGCAAGAACTAAGTCTCAAGATTCAGATACTTATAGTTTGCGTTTTCCACGTTTTAAAACGTTTCGTGGATTTGAACCTGGCGAGAAGATTTAGTGCATAAATAATTCGTTATGAATAAATTATTTGAAAATGCCCTAACTAGGGCAGACCAGTCTTGTCCTCCGATTTGGATGATGAGACAAGCAGGACGTTATCAATCATCATATATGGCAATGAAAGAAGATTGGACATTTGAACAAATGTGTAAACTCCCTCGCTTAGCCTCACAAGTTGCTATGTTACCTATAGACGAATTTGACTTTGATGTAGCAATACTTTTTAGTGATATACTGTTTCATTTAGAAGCACTTGGGTTACCTTTAAGTTTTAACCCAGGTCCTAAATTTGAATGGAACCTAGACGAAGACAACTGGGTAGATTATAAAAATGTAGGGAACGCATTAAAATTTTTAAAATTTCAATCCAAAGCAATCAAAGCAACTAGAGAAACACTACCATTTAAAAAGAGTCTAGTTGGGTTTGTAGGCGGCCCTTGGACTATATTAAATTATGCTGTAGGTGATGAAGAAGTAAGTGACAAATTTAGACATATGTATCTAAAGGAAGTGCTAGTACCTCTTTTAAAACAAAGCATTAGAGAACAGTTAACCGCAGGTGCTGATGCTGTTATGATATTTGATAGCGGTCTTTCAAATATATCTAAGTCGTACTTTGATAATGAATATTCAAACTTGTTAAAACAACTAGCTGATATAGGAAATACAGCATACTATAGCAGAACACTTCCATATAATAGTTTAAACAAAGTTATATCATTAAATTTTGCAGGTATAGGTATAGATAGCACAGTTGACCTAAACAAAACTCTTCAGAAAGTTGAAACAGGATTTGTACAAGGCAACTTTGATGAAACATTACTCTTACAAGATAGTGAAACAATTTTACGCTACGAAATTAAAAAATGGTTAAACACTATTGAAGATCCACGTGGTTGGGTTTGCGGATTAGGACATGGTATCCTAAAAACTACTCCACCTAAAAATGTAAAATTGTTTATTGATACCGTAAGAACACACTACAGTTAACCATTTGTGGTTGACTTATTATAAAGTTGGCTATATACTAATTGAAACATTAGGAGATTTATGACGTGGCTACTGCAAGATCAATTACAAAAAAACCAAAGAAGAAAGTTGTCCGTGGAGCGCCACGCATCAAACGAGGTAATAAACTTACCGAACCTAGTTGGGAAGGTTGGACTGAATGGACCGGCGAACAATACCATCGTGCGGCACAATCAGCAAGAGCTTGGTATTATGAAAACTACAAGCCAGCAGACTTGTATCCAGCTGTATGGAAATGGATGGAGCAAAATGATTACACCAAAGAACAACTTAGACAAGCAAAGGCCGCTCCTAGTCACGAACTAAGCATTACAGCCGGCATTACAGCAAAACTGTTAATGAACGGCATGCCTGATTACAATAAAAAGCATGACGACTATTGGAACACATTGCCAGGAACAATGGGCGATGTTGCTCCTGCATCAAAGTTTTTAAAAGCTCGTATTGAACGTGCTATACAAGCAGGCACAAGTGTTGTTGAAGAAAAGAAAGAAGTTGAAAAAGAAAAAGCAAATGTATATGTTCCTACTATACAAGAGCGTATTCGAGATCAAGCTAGACTACAAGCAGAAGCACTTGAAGAATGGCTAGACGGATTTATTAGTGACAAGAAAACCTTTGATCCTAAAGGATTTGACTTTAAGAAACATTTTCAAAAGACAGGTGTTACACAAGCACATGCACGTAAACTTAAAGGATTCTATGAAAACGAACTAGATGACTTTAAAGAACTAGAACGATTCCCTACAGCAGGACAACTAAAGAAGATGAGCGAACATGAACAAGACATGTGGGCTCAACTTAAAGAAGGATATGCACATCTTAAGAAAGCAGACATTAAGATGTTTACGACTGCTATTGAAGTACTAATGACAGCATTAGACTTTGTTATAGATACAGCAAAAGCAACTA